GCCAGACTGTTGCTGACCTGGTTTCTCTTGATAAATGTAATATTCATCTGTATTTTCAATGATCTTGGCACCAGTAACAGGATCTTTAGAAGTCTTAACTTCTTTGATCTTACGAATCTTTGCAGAATCGATAGGACGTATATCCTCAATACCTTTAGCAGGATTATCTACATTTGCAACTAAGTGAAATGCAAGTCTTCCATCAATGTACCATCGTCTAAATATATCATGACCCAAATCAGTAAAGTGTAGCATCTTTAAGATGTCTTCAAATTCTGTTTGGATTTTCTTTTGAATTCCGTTTGAAACCTTTAATGATTCCATCTCGAGTTGTACAGCAAAGCCTTCTTCGGCACCACTGATTGACTCGTTCATAATATCTTCTATCGCAGCATCTACTTCAGGATGCAACGCAGTACCACGATACTTCTGTATCATCTGGTAATTGTCTTTTGATTTATCTCCGTCAATATCAATGTATTGACCATAATGTGCACCAGCTGCTGTTACGTAACCAGCACCGTCTTCATCTACCGGAGGTACAATAGACTTTAATTTGGATTGCGATATTTCTGTCTTCTTAGCTCTTCGAAGTTCGAAACCAAATAATTTAAGCGTAGTTTCAGCCATATTTTTCTTTCAATAATAGTGGTAACAAGGCAACTGAATGCCTTGTTATAGTTTTATATATACGTACCTTAAGAGGTTGTATTTGCTTCCCAGTATTGAACCTGGAATGATACTGTAAATCTTTCGATTTCATCGTTTGACCCGTATGCTACATCAATAGCGGATAAGTCTGTTGGGAAACATCCTCTAAAGTTATAGGTTTTTAGAATCGTTCCGTCTCTGTCAAGTTGATCTACTAAAAGATCAGCTTCGTAATCAACAGGTGATGTAAGACCAGTATTTGCACTGTGTGCATTGATACCATTCATCCATCGTTCCATTGAGTTTCGAATTGCAAAGTCTGTATCATTGATAATAGTAGGTGACCAAACATCAAATGTTCTGTCTCCTACAAGCTTAAGTTGTCTTCCACGAAAAGGCATCTCAATGACACTCATCGTTGATGCTGGAAGTTGTGCAGCTTCACACAAGAATGATGTTAATTCCACATCACCTCCTGCATAAGCTGGGAAGTTGATTGTCGCTTTGAACAGATTGGCTCTGGCCCCACCGCCTCTCAACTTGGCTTTAAAGTCGTCTACTCCAAGAATAGCCATGTTTATATTCTCCTATCTGTCAATTAAACTGTGCCAACGATTTCAGCAAAGTCAACACCGGTTCTAACAGCTACGAACGTCAATGTTACGTAGTTAATAGATCGGGCTGGTTTGATGAAAATGTTCGCTTTAAATTCATTGCGATCAATGACTGCGGCTGTGTTGTTTGTATCGTCACAAACTACTCTGAAGTCTGTAATACCTCGTCGACCCTGTATTTCTCGTAAGAAAGGCTCAACAACGTTTTTAAATTCAGCGCGAGTAAACTCGTCATTGAATTCAAACATTACATTTCGCGCAGCTATCGCAATAGCTCTCTCAATGCCTAAGAACAATCTACGTACGTTAATACGATCGAATGCGCTTGGTCTTGCTAATTTAGTTTTATCCCCAAAGAGTAATACACCTTGACCAGGTATATTTGCTATCGGATTAAGACCAGCTTTATAAAGCGTATCTCTTTCTGATTTATTTGGTGAATAAGATAATGATGTAATACCTACATATTGACCTCTACGTGGACCAGCTGGTGAAAACCAAGGTGCAGTGTTAAAGTCAGATGCAGCCATAATACCAGCAGTACTTGAAGAAGCCGGAATCTGGATGTATTGATCAGTGTACTTATCATATATTTTAAGGTAGTTATTATCTACAATAAGATATGAACTGTTGGTAAATGTATTAGCAGTTGTTACTGCATTAGTTACCGGTGTAGTAGATGCAACGACGTCTGACCTTGCAGGTGAAGCTGTTACAACACAATCTTTACGTGTTGTTTGTGCTATTCCTACTAGATCATTAACAACTGTTGTTTGATCTGTTCTTGTGGTCATACCTGGAGCGATAAGAAAATCTACCTGGATAGTATCAACATCTTCATATTTGTCGAATCCTGTAGCATACTCGGTTGGTGTTAAGATTCCTGAGTTTACACCGTTTTTCAACGATATATCAACATTTGTTGGTGAACCAGTTCTTTGAAGATAACTTTCTCCACTGTCTGCTGTTGTACCTGCTAATGCAGAGAATTTTAATGCATCGCCGAAACCAGCCATCCAAACATACTCTGATGAATTGTTGACAACATCCTTAATATAGTTAGTAGATCCATCCGCATTCAATGCACCTAAAGCTAAGGATACAAATGGGAATGTTTCTAATACAGCACCCTTTGTGCCGCCGAATAAACCGTCTTCATCGATAATTGCAACGTGTGCTTCATCAGATGTTGCTGTTCTATCAGCTGCATGGGTTGATGTTGTTGGAGCGGCATCAAATGAACTTTTGTAAGTCCAAGCATCAAATATTGTTGAGGCATCGCCTGAGTCTGCCGGTAATACTGATATCTTAATTGAATTGCCTAAATTGCCTGGATACTTTGCAATGAACGTATGCTTATCGCTATCGCGAGCAGCAATCTGGTCATCCCAGTTATCTCTGTTTTTAACTAATACTGTCGCGTTAGCGTCAGAGTCATATGAGTTGAAAGCAGCAGAAGTGACTTCTCTTACTACTTGTAATGTGCTAGCATATCTTAAAAAATATGCAGCGCCGTGAAATTCTATTGTGTTTGATGAATCGGGAGACCCGAACCGTTCTACTAGAGCTGTTTCGTTTGGAATTTGAGTAGCCTGCTGTACAGGACCCCAATTAAAATTTCCTACAAATGCTCCGGTTGTGGTTTGAACGTTGGGTACGACACCGCTTCTATCAAGTTCTCTGACTACAATTGCCGGAGATTCTGATGGTGCGCCTACTGCCATGGTTTCTGTCCTTTGTTGAAACTAAATGATATGTTTTTCATAATACGGTTATTTTCAATTATTGTTATTTATAATATTAAAAATCTTGCTGATATTCAAGTGCCCAAGGCAAATTCTCTTCCTTGCGTTCTATTTCAGCAATAGCATCACTACCATCATCTATAAATCCAAACGTCGGTATGTCATTTTCTATTTCTGCAATACGCTGATCGTATAACATCTGTTTGATATCAATATCAGTTAAGTCTCTAAACATCTCTGTAGTAGCAAAGTGTCCAAACATAACTAGGTTCATCATAATATCATCGTGGTTGCCCTCTGAGGCCTCATAAGACTGACCCTTGGCAATGAATGTAGATATTTCAAGTATTGTTTCTTCATCTACTATTTCTAATTTTTGTGTTTCAAGTAAGTCTTTGATTCCAGAACAACCAAGTCTCTTGACTTTACGTGTCATTTCTGTACCAAGAGCATTTGCTTTCACAGTACTTGATACATGCATATTTTCATATTCAAAGTCGTGATATAATCCATTACATACAACTTGACCTACATCATTTGATTCTATTACAACGTATGCATTGTTGTATAAAACTGCATACTTATAAATAATTGTAGGGAAGAGTATTGGAGAAATAGTATTACAGCGATAAACGGCCACCTGCTTAAAAGGTTTTGTGCTAATATCGATTAAAGTAAAAGTAGAATAATCCTGTCCTCTTCCCCTCGAACAATCCACACACATAATATATTCTGTTTTCTTAGTTACTTCTTCGTATACTAGAAAGTCGCCGCCTTCTGCTACCTTAACCGGTGCTTTGGCTCTGAGCCTCATTAATGTTTCAGCGTTAATAAGTGTATCACCTGTACCAAAAAATGTATTACCAAACTCTTGATCAAACTGCAATGGTGACGTATTCGCTATTGTTTGTAGTTTCCACTGCTCATCACGTCCAGGCACATCCCACCAATCAACGCGGAATGGTTTATAATCATTCACACCTTGCTCTGCACCTTGCCATAGATTATAGAACATATTACCAATACCATTGGCAGTCGATGTAATAATAACCTTTGTACTTGTACCAGATGAAATAACCGGATACGTAGATGTATAGAACTCTGA